TATTTAGCAGCCTAATGCCTTTCCCTATTATTTAATTTTTAATTGACTTTTATCAACACCATTTGACAAAGAGCCTTATTTCAATACTGTGTTTATCAAATATTTTTGAAAATAAAAAGCTCACCCATTCCCGGGTGAGCTTTTCAGATTATTAATAATGTCTACGCTTGCGTGCAGCTTCTGACTTCAATTTTCTACGAACACTTGGTTTTTCGTAGAATTCGCGTTTGCGGTATTCTTGTAAGGTACCACTTCTTGAAACGGAACGCTTGAAACGACGAAGAGCATCATCAATAGACTCGTTTTCGTGAACGATTGTCTTAGCCATGTGTGATCCCTCCTTCCATTTCTTGGCGTTACGCCATACATTTACTTAAATTATACCAAACAAATCTTAAGGGTCAACATAATTTTCAAATATTTTTTAAAAAAGTTAATCCTCAGAATTCGGTTGTTAATCCGCTTTCATTAATAGTATAATTATGAACAGAAAGAGGTGCTAATATGGCAGATACAAAAGACCCAAATGAATTAAACATTATCATTATTTCCGATGCTGCTGGTGACACCGCATTTAGCAACGCTACTGCGGCTGCTGCTGAATTTCCAAAGGCTAAAATTAATTATCGTCGTTACCCATTTATTACTAATGAAAAGAAATTGGATGAAGTTTTACAAGAAATTGAAAAATATCCAAATCTTGTAATCATCTACAGTTTAGTAAAAGATGAAATGCAAATGCCTGTTATCAAGTTTGCACGTGAACACAATATTCAATGTGTAGACATCTTCTCACCTGTAGTTGAAGCTATCCAACAGACTACTCACATGACTCCTGATCAAAAGATCGGTGCTCAACACAGTTTGAACCAAAAGTACTTCGACAGAATATCCGCAATGGAATTTGCCGTAATGTACGACGATGGTAAAGACCCTAAGGGCTTCTTGGAAGCTGACGTAGTTTTACTTGGTGTATCTAGAACTTCTAAGACTCCACTTTCATTGTTCTTAGCTAACAAGAACTTGAAGGTTGCTAACTTACCACTTGTTCCAGAAACTCATATTCCAAAGGAAATTTACGAGATTGATCCTAAGAAGATTATTGGTTTAACCAACGATCCATCTGTATTGAATGAAATCAGACGTCAAAGAATGATTTCATACGGCTTAAACCCAGACACTAGCTACTCAAGCATGGATTCAATCAACAAGGAACTTGAATCAGCTCAAGCTTTATACAAGAAGTTAGGCTGTTACGTAATCAATGTAGCTCACCGTTCAATCGAGGAAACTGCCGCATTGATTCTTGAACACCTAGGTATTGATGACTACGCTAAGTAATAAAATTTTCTTTTAAACAGGACTTAAAAGTATTCAGTCCTGTTTTTCTATATTTTGGTAAGTAGAAACAGTTTTGTAACGGTTACGTAAAACTACTGCGCTTACAATAATTCTGGTCACATAAAGAAAGGAGATATTCAGGTACATCCTGATTTAATATAGATGAGATTTAAAAAACAATTAATCACTTTATTAGGCGCAGTGTTATTAGGTTCAAATTTAAATGTATCAACTGTAGTTGCAGCTGATGCTGCAGTTGACAGCAATACTACAACAACAACTACTACTGAACCAGAAAAAAAGACATACAAATGGACTTACCCATTCAAGGCTTGTGACAAAATGTCCAAAGCGCAAACTTTCGGGATGACTGATTATATGCGTTCTGTTAACCCACCTTCATACTTCCACGATGGGTGGGACTTCGGTCACTCAGAAGTTGGCTACTCACCTGTTTACGCTATTCATGAAGGTACAGTTAAGAAAGTTGCTTATGATAGCGGCTTAGGCTGGTTCATTTGGGTTATCAGTCCAGATAAATATGTAGAAATTTATCAGGAAGGCTTTAACAACAAGAGCGACATTTACGTCAAAACTGGCCAAAAGATCGGTAAATTAACTGGCTCTCACCTTCACTTAGGTTTGACTAAGACCACTAAGAAGTACATTAACAAGAAATAATTAAATAAAAGAATCATCAAAAATTTTGGTGATTCTTTCTTTTTTGTCATATAATTAAAAACAATTAAGATTATTAAATGGTATTTAAATTAGAAAGGGAGAATAATATGAATAAACATTCAGACACAGCCATCTTTGCTGGCGGTTGTTTTTGGTGCATGGTGGAACCTTTCGACACCGTAGATGGTGTTGAAAAAGTCGTTTCTGGCTACACTGGAGGTCATGTTGCTAATCCAACCTATAAAGAAGTTTGCACCGGTAAAACCGGTCATACAGAAGCAGTCGAAATCACTTATGATCCAAGCAAGATTTCTTATGAAGACCTTTTAAATTACTATTGGCAAGTAACTGATCCTACCGATGCAATGGGCCAATTCCAAGATCGTGGCGATAATTATCGTCCTGTCATTTTTTACAATTCTGAAGCACAAAAAGAAGCCGCTGAAAAGTCTAAACAAGAACTTGCTGAAAGCGGTAGATTTGATAAGCCAATCGTGACTCAAATCGAAGAAGCCAAACCTTTTTACCCTGCTGAAGACTACCATCAAGGTTTCTATAAAAAGAATCCTGAAAGATATGCATTAGAAGAAGCCGGTGGCCGTGCTGATTTTATTAAAAAGCATTGGGATAAATAATTTTATTGGTTGGTCCCTGCCCTTATTTTTGTTAAACTTAGTATGCTAAAAACAATAAATATAGTTTGTATTTAAACTAAGGATTGACGCTATATGGATCAATTAGATCCAAAATATAGGGGCTTAGAATTTTTAGAAAACTTCAAAACCCTATTTTTATGCGATTTGATGTTTTAATAAAACATAGAAATTTTGACAGTGTTGCACAAATGTTGCACAAAAAAGCCACCCCGGGAATTTTTCCTAGAGTGGCTTAATTAGTAAAATAGATGTAATTTTAATCTCATTAGGGAAATGAGATGTTCAAAATTATATCATGAATAAATTAAAAAAGCCACTCCAGAGAAATTAATCTCCAGAGTGGCTTCTTTGATATATTTAGAGGGGTTGATTTTTTCACTTCCTCTCATATAAATATTCTAATTAATTATATTATAGGACAATATAGGCACGATTGCCTGTGACATACACCTGCTTGCCTTTGTGTAGCTCCTTGATTTTTAGGAAGTGCCCGGCACGCCCTTGAATCTCAATTTTTGAGTTAAGAGCCAAGCCGTACACTTTTTCTGCGTCAGCCTTTGGAGCATCAAGCGCATGGGTGTGAGGCATCACAATTTTTGCGACAGCGTGCTTACTATCGTTGTATGCGATAGGGTTTGCCTTGACATAGACAGCACGTCCGTCAAAGTATTGGCCCTTGCCAACTTTAACAGCGCCGTTTTCCAGCCCAAAGACTTGCCAGACAGAACCACAAGGTTTTAGCTTATCACTCTCGCGCTTGTCTAACTTTGAGCTAGTGTAAACGTATGCTCCTTTGGCGTTAGACACTACGGCAACAGCGCCAACATTCCACTTGACTACGGGGTGTTGAGACAGCGACTCTGTAGCCTTTTTAGCTGGTTTAGCCTTAGAACTAATCGAACTAGCCTTTAAATCAACGACCGCAATATTGCCATCAACACTGTAACCTTTATAGTTATCCGTGAATTGCCAGATAGCAACGCCGTCCATAGATGGGAAATAGTTAAAGTCAGCATAATCTTGACGACCGCTCACTTTATAACTTGCTACCCATAGACAAGTACCAAATGTCTTTATGATCCGGCTGGTGTCTAAGCGATTTCTCATGATTGCAGCGCCTGCATAAACAAGTGGCTTATAGCCTGCATCTTTGATTACTTGCATTGCTGCAAGTACTGCATCGGTATTAGCGCTAGCTCCATTTTTGTAAACGTCATTGCCATCGCCTTGCTCAAAATCATCTGCTAAATATGATCCGAGTGGAACTCCAAAAGCCTTAGCTTTTGCTACCGCAAATTTAGCTTCTTCTCTGGCTCTTGATACACTTGCACAATGGTTAGCGTAAAAGTAGCCACCAGTTAAAAGGCCTCTTGATTTAGCACTCTTAATCTGAGCGGAAGCAGATGGGTTAATATAGCTCGTACCCTCGGTAACCTTTACCAGTGCAAATTCTGCACCAGGATAGTTAACGCTTTTTGATTGGTACACTGCCACGTCCACACCATATTTTCGCTTTAATACGGTTGAGTTTGACATCAGATTCACCGCCTTTCTTTCTATCTTTCTCGAAAGAATCGAAGATAATTTCGTTCCATGTCTTAGTCATTTTTTTCATCTTCTGGTTGCACAAAGCCAATTGGTTGTGCAGTTTCATCTTCTTGTGATGGTGCAACCATTTCCTTTTGTGCATCATCGTATGACTTTTGGATCATACCTGCAGCCACTTCCTTAGTTAGTTGTGGTTTTTGCTTTAAGAGCTGGTCAGTAGCCCAACTCTTTTTTTCTGCGCCTGTAAGGTCAAGCAGTTTGTTAGCTTGACTGTATAAAGCATCAGACGCTTCTTTGACAGTCACAACTTGTTCGGGCACTTTCTTACCCGATGCAGTCATCTTTTTAATGTAGAAATCCAGTGCAGTAGATACGCCTTGCGATACTGCTACAATCACGATCAGAACAATCAAAGCATAATTCGTAAGCTGTTCCATTGACACGGCTAGTCACCTACCTTTGGCAAAAGCGGTTTAGTGTCTACAGTAGTCTTTTGCACCGTTGGTGCTGGCGCTGGTTCGTCCTTGACCATACCGTTGTCGGTTACGCCGGATAAATAGCGAACCCACTTAGTTACTTCTTTCGCGATGTCTTGTGGGACATCATCAAGGGTCAAAACGCCATCTTGTACTAATGCTGTGTAATCTAAAATTCTAGTGTTTGGCTTCATAGTTATTTAACTCCTCTCGTAATTCTTTGTTTTCTTTTCTCAATTCCCTATTTTCAGCAAGCACAGCTTTATAGTCGTCTGCTAAAAAGCTGTGTTCGTCATGTCTTGTTGATCTCTTATCACTTAGATAACTCGTAAATAATCCCAACACAAAGGGGGCTAGTACACTAAGTATGTCTTTAAGACCTTGCATAAGTGTATCAGCTCCTTTCTCAGCCTCGTGGGTCATACTCATAAGCGATCTGCATAAGATTAATGATTGCATATATCTCGAAGACGACCACAGGATGAAATCTGAAATATCCAGCTCCAAAGATGTGGAAACTTTCTGCAACTAGCAGGACCGTCAAAAACGCTACTGAAACGCCTAAGCCAAGTTTGACTAGGATATCTATGTGTATGTCTAAAACACCGCACAGAATCAAATCTACGCCTGCCAGCAAGCCAACGATGTCGAAACAAACATTATTCCATGCAGGTGCTAGACTTGGTGGGTAAAAAAAGTAGGTTCGATCGATCAAAAAACAGATTGCCAAGCCTGCGATCAACAAACCAGTTTTAACAAAGTCCCAGCGACTAGGCTTGTGGTTGTTCAGGTTGAGATTGTGATGCGACATAGGCTTCACCTACGATTTTTTGATAGTTCTCTGGTGACAAGAAGCCTTGTGCGACTAAGCCTTTCATGCCGTTTTTATCGTAAATGCCAAACTCGTAGTCCATACGGTAGATTTCTAAAAAGTTAGCTTGAATTTGTTCCATTAAAGTCATGATTTAGTTCCTCCTATTATTGATTATCTGATACTGATTGGGTTTGACTAGCTGATGCATCAGTAGTTGACGCAGCGGATTGGTTTTGCGCTGGTGCTGCTGGTGTAGCATTTGCTTGATTTGCCTTAACAACAAGAGCAAGTGTTTGTTGCATTGATGCAAGTAACTTGTTAGTGTTTTGAGTTTGAGCAGTAAAGCTCTTCATCATAGCGACATTTTGTTGGCTGGATTGAGCTTGTACTTGTTGCATAGCCTTTACAGCTTGATCTACCTTATCGTTGGCTTGGTCGAGTTCTTCGCCCTTGGCTTTCAAGCTATCAATAGCTTGGGTAGCTTGCGTCAAAATCTTAGTTTGAGCATTTTTGCCGTTTTCTACCCATGTATTTGTCTTAAGATCTACGACAGGGTCTTCCATGCTGTTGTCTGGTGCAGGAATGTCATAGATCTTCCAGAGCTTGCCTTGCTTGATGAGGTCGCTAAGATCAATGAAAGATGGAATTGGCAAGTGGTGAAGCAGAGGATTAGTTTCATCTGGATCACTGTAGTAGTAAACATAAGGTGCTATCTTAGTAGCATCTGCTTGTGTAGCCTTTTCTTCCGTAGCAGTTTGTGCGCTTGCTACTGGTGCTGTTTGTGTTGTTTCGTCAGCCATAATTGGCTCCTTTCTATTAAAAAGCCCACGGGTACGCCCCGTGAGCTAGGTTGTTTTTGCATAAAAAAAGCACTCTTGCGAGTGTTGTCCTTAATTTTTATGATAATTTACCGCCGTTTGAGAGAAATTCACTTAATTTGAAAAATGGTCTTGGATGTGAGTCGAGGAATTGCCTATTATCAACGCTTAACCAGATTGCATTGTTCTTATCAATGACTTGATTTGTTACAGTGTCTCCGACATTAACTTGGCCGCCTTGATACCAGTATTGCATATCGTTTTCTGTTTCGTAGCAAGAGACTGGTGCCCCTACTGTTGCTTTCCTGCCGATATAGCTTTTAACAAATTTTTGACTATCAGCAGTAATTAAGTCAATATTATCATCTATTGGATAAAACTTGGATCTGTTGAATAGTAAGTGATCTAACATGCGATCACCACCATTCTGTAAAGGCTTCTAAACCATTGATATAAGTGGCTTAGTAGGGCTTTACCCCCCCATTTTACATTTTTAGCTTGGTTCTTTGGTACTTTGAGCCATGCAATGTATTTATAGTAACCATTTGATCGCCCATCTTCGCTATTATCACGATACGTATCAGAGTTCCAGCTTTGCTGGGGATGAATAATATAATCATTTTTCCCAACAGCAACAACTTTAGCGGTATGATCATCTCTCAAGCAAAAGCCATCAGCATCGTTATATTCATACATTGATGAGTCTAAATTAACCCGAAACCCATCTGGTACAGTGATTTCTGTAGGCATGGCTAAGAATGCCTTGTTATTAGCACTGATTTCGGTTGAATCGTTGTTGATGTTAAACCACTTTAATGAATTAAAAAGTAAATGATCTATAGTCATTGCTATCTCCTTTCTACTTCTCAATTATTGCAAGTCTTGTAGGCTTTTCATTCTCCCAAGCCTCTGCTTGTGCTTCTTGACTAGCTGGGAATCGTCTGCCCTCAACGTAGTTCGCTTTAATGTAGTTGATTTCGTTTTCTGCGTTGTTGAGACGCGAAGTCAGCGACTGGATAGTTTGGTTTTGCTGATTGATGATATTTTGCAGGTTGCTGATGTCACCTGAATTAGCTAATCTAGTCCATCCATTGTTATAAGCCCCCCCGTTATTGCCAGCCATCCATACTTCATTGGCTGGAGACCTAAAAATAGCGACACCATCGCCATTTGGATTTTCAAAAACATATTGAACCGTAAACCATTGCGTATTAGAAGCTGGGGGTAAATTCTTACAGTTCTTGCCGTTGCCTGGATACAGTCTAATTTGATTACTCTTAAATGCAAATAGGTCATCACCACCTGCACCATTGACAAGCGGTGTGACATCAGGACGACCTGAAACGTTGCTCCAGTCAACCGTTCCACTAAAGTGCCCGTCTGAATTGATTGCGGCTACTTCACTGCCGTTATTGCGAAATGAAAAATGATTTGAACTATCATCACCCAAATCAAAGGCAAGGTCTAGGTTATCGTTGTTGTTTTGGTCGCCGTAAATGCTGGCTGTATCAGTACCACCAGACCAGTGTAAGCCACCGAGATTACCTGTTCTTGCATCAATGTCACCACCTGTCCAACTAATCGTAGAACGAAGGTTCATGTTGCCACCGCCCAGCGACAGGCGACCGTTTGCGTTGCTATTAATGTTGTTCATTCGATCAACAGCGCCTTTAAGTGCCGTTTGATCGACTATCCAAGCATTTTGCAGGGATCGTGATTCGTTGGTAGGTGTCCCCGTGTTCCAGTCATATCCTGTTGTAATTGTGCCTTTGTCATTATTGTTGATCTGATTTTGCAAATCATTATGTAGATTATCAACGTAAGATACAGAAGCTAATCTGCTCCAATCTGGGGGGGTCTCGCCTTCCCAGTATCGCCAGCCAAATGAGCCATCTTCGTTGAGCGCGCCAGAACCGACAGGTGTCCAGATTTGTGTTTTTGCATTACCGTCATAATTTAAGACAATCATGACACCACGATGGTCGCCAATCCAAGACGGCGTGTTTGTATTGCTATCATTCGACAGCTTATAAACAGTGACTTGGTTAGGTGTGCCTTCAAGAGTATTAACATCAACGGCGTTGTCTATAACAGTTTCACCATCAATTTGTTTAACTCGATTGATGAGGCTACTAATGCTGTTGTCACGATTGCTGAAAGCATCATTAACCTCCCTTTTCGTGTACACGTCAGAAGCGTTAGCTTTGGTGTTGATAGCCGACTGCAGGTTATCAACGTTGGACTTGATAGTATTCTTTACATCAGTAATCTGTGCATTAACCGTTGATGTATCTGCTTTGGCTTTAAGCAACTCCCCTAATTGTTCAAGACTTACATACTTTGATAAATCAGGGTCTGGAACAACTAATTCAAGTTTTCCAGCCTCATTTGGTAGAATCTCAGCTCCACCGTTTACACTTGCACTCTTAGCAACATGACTCATATCTTCTTTGTGAGTATTTTCAAGTTCCTTTAAGTTTTCAGTTACCTCAACTTTATATTTATCAAATTGAGTACGAGTTACGGCAGTGCCTTCATTAATAACAACGTTTACCGATTGCGCATTGCCAATGACTAAATACATTTGCGTGTTAAAGCGATAAAGCACTTTATCTGCGAAACTAGGCATATATTCTGGGGTAATAGCAGTGGTTACAGCGTAAAGAAAATCGTTTTCTTGTCCTTCTTCTTTGACGTAGAGGCCAATAACTCTAATTTGATAACCAGTGCTTAAATTTTTATTAGTAAAACACAAAGAAACACCAATTACTGAGTTACTGCTTTCAACTTCGTCAGTGTCCATGATGGTTCCCTGTTGCATGATATTAGGAATAGTAGTTACTTCTTCAAGATCTTGAACAGTTTTATGGCTCCAATCATCTGCGGAAGTAACTGCTCTAGTGATCCCAAACTTTGCTTGTCCTGCATTAGCTCTTTTAGCTAATTCAAGACCAGCGTGGGTCAGAACCGTTTTATTATATTGTGACATCTTTTTAAAATCACCTCTTACAATTTATTTTGAAAGTCAATTTGCGCAGTATTGGCTTGAATACTTATATAAGAATCCGTAGTATTTACAATGCCTAAGTAAAGCTCATTTTGAACAGTAGCTTGAGCAAGATTAATCTTGATATCGTAGATCATAGTCGCTGGTAAAGCGATATTCAGCATGTACTTCATACTGTTAACTTTATCTGGTGTAATATCTGCAGATTCTGCTTCAACTATGGCCAGATGCTTAGCATAATCAACATCTACATGTGATTTTAAATTCATAATCTCAAGCAAATGATTAAGGTATCTCTTAGTTAACGGCTTAGGCGGCAACAATCTCAAAAGAACGTTATTGCGTCTGGTTTCAAGACTTGCGCCTGGATCTGGTTTAATTCCTGCCTGATCTTCAAAAACTGAGATACCTTTTTCATCTGCTTGAATGATAAATTCATTTAAAAGCGTTCGGTTAATCTTTTCATCAAACTGATATAGTCCTTTGGATTGTGCTTTTAAAAGTTCCTCCATTTCATACACACCATCATAGTAATCAGGCATGTATTTTAAGAGTTCGTCTTTATTCATTTATAGTCACCTCACCTAAAGTGGGAAGCTGTGAAGTAGTATTGTTAAACACAAGTTGTAGATCTTCGTCTCTACCGTTTAGCCGTGGCATTGTGGCGTTGGCCACTCCTTCAATCATCATCACTCTAGATAAAATCTTTGAGCGGTAAATAGTCATAGAATAGCCCCTGCCAACTGTAGGATTAACAGTGTTCCAATCTTTGCGCAAAGATTTAAAGAATTCTTCGAGAGAAGCCTTTATATTAGCTTTAATCGTATCAACGTTCGCACTATCCGCGATTGTTACATTCATTGTTATATCAACAGTGAAGGTCTCAGGGGCTGTGACAGTTACCTTATGATCGATTGGAGCTAAACCATACCCTTGTGTAGCGGACTCCTCAGGATCGATTTCTTCTTTAACCTTTTTAATCAAAGTCTGACTAGCAGGCATCAGATCATTATTCAAAATAACCAGTTTAACTGTGCCAGGGCCATCCCAAGTAGGATAAACCTGAGTTGCTCCAACGTCATGAATCTTATTAGTCATGTCTAAATAGTCGGCCACATTCCCGCCATAGGCTACCCAACTGTTTGAATTTAAAAGTCGCGCTCTTAAATGATCATCCGTTTCTTCATCTCTGGCAGGAATAGTAACTTCAGTAATTTCAGCCCATGCTAAGTTGTCATTTGGCGTAACTGGTAGTACTTGACCGATATAGCTATTAGCACTTGTTCCAGCTTCTTCAGCTTGCATTTCTGCAGTGCCATCATTATTTGCTTTAATGACTGTATAAAAAATAGGTGATTCTGCAATGTTAGCAAATCTATCACCCACTTCAACATTTACTGGATTACCATCATCATTATTAAATTTAGCCTTAACTTCTGCGTTAGTAGCTGCATATCTACTAGTGCCATGTTCAACCGCTCTATAGTCTAGGAATTCCCCTTGAGCGGTTTTAATGTACGTTTCTCGTATGATATTTGCTAATGATAAAGATTGTTGCGCACTTATCATAGCTGCAGGAGCTACAGCATCATAAATAATTGAGCCTTCACGTTTGTCAATATCATCTGGCACATTATCTAGCA